ATTAACTTTTTTATTTTTAATATTTTCCCTATCTTTTTTATGAAATTCTTCCCAATTTTCACCATATTTTTTTTTAAAAAAACCTATTTGTGGGTAAAAATCATCAGTCTTATAATAACAATTTTTACATTTTTTATTAAAACCACAACTTTTTGTGTTATAGGTTACGTACTTTATTTGACAATCCTCACATAGTAATTTATCAAGTTCTGAATTATAATCTCTAATAAAAATTATTTTTGAGGGAAATTTATTACTATTTCTATCAAATTTTGATAACTCATTTGAATGATGTAAAATACTATTATATAACCTTGGGTTTTTTTTAATTAGAGTTCTATTTTTAGATCTCCCAAATATATCACAATTTGACATACTTTTAACTAATTTTTGAGTTTCATTAAATGGAAGAACTTCAACAGAATTAAGGTCTTTTTTTATCTTATCCCAACCTATTTTAGTGGAGTTGTGCGTCCTATCTGTAAAATCGTCAAGTTTTCTATCAAAAGTTAAATAACTATTATGGTTCATAATTTTTGACAAATCACAACTATATTTTACTATAAATAAAACCCTACCTCTAAATAATAAATTAACTTTATAGGTAGACTCAAGAGGTTTTGTTAATTCTAATATTTTTTTATAAAGTTCCTTATACTTCATATGGAAATAAGTCCCAATTGTAATGTCGGTAATATATCCCGTATTAATAATATCCTTTTTTATTTTTTCTAAAGACCCCACATATATAAATATATGAAGAGTCCCGCAAAAACTTAAATCAACTAAATTATTTCATATAATTCTGAAATTTTTATTTTCTTAATATCTCCGGTTATCGTGTCTTTTATTGTTACTAATGTGTTCCCATCAACACACTCTAACTCCTGAGATACCTTCCTTTTATCGTATTTAAGTTTTTTAACCATCCCCTCAAACCAAACAGAACAAGGTTTATACCCCGAATCCATAATTGTTTTTAGGTCATCATAATTCCGAGTTTCAAACGGTATTCCTTCCCAACTCAATATTTGGTCTTCAGTATATTCTTCTTTATTTAACAAATAATGTATTATGTTTTCAGTTTTCACTAAATATAAATCCCTAGTATATCTTGGATCTCTAAACCAATACATTTCAGTAATTTTAAAATCATTCATATTTCTCAATGCCTGATCATAGATTTCATAATAAATTGGATCATATCCGTTTGGTGTAGAAACAACGATTACTTTACCCCCCGTAGATAGGGATGCCATACAAGCCGCCCAAAAATCACTATCAGCTTCAATAAAGGCCGCCTCATCAAATATTAATATTGTTGGGGTAAATCCACGAAGTGCATCCTTTGATGTTGCAACCGCTTTGACCTCACAACCATTTGTTAATTTATAATGTTTTTGTGAATTTTTTTCTGCCGAAAAATCTGCACCAACCCATTTTGGCCATTGGGCAACAAATGCCTTAATCTTATTTGCCATCTCCAATGACGTATCAAGTTTGTTTGCAATTATAAGAATTTTTTCAGGTTTATTTTTTTTGGCAAATGCAAGTTTCTTGGAAACCCAAGCGGCAGTAACCGTTGATACACCCGCCTGACGATACTTTAATGCAATGTTCTCATTATATTTATCGTAATCCTCCAACAATGATACTTGGTCAGGAAATAGTTGTAATGGAACATATTGTGATACCGTATTGTCGTATGTTTGTAGGTAAGTCTTTAACGCATATGGAGTATCTTTCATACACTTCACATACTCTAACGTTAATTGTTCTTTAGTAAAACTCATAGTACTATTTAACTATAAATATCAAAACCCCCAGTTATTTTCATAAAAGGGGGTTTTACATTAATTAAATACTATTTTATAATCCTAACTGAGCCAAAAGATCATCATCTTCGTCCTCATCTTCGTCTTGATCATTTCCTTTATATCTTTGATAATCTCTTTTTGCTTTATCCAAAATTTCTCTGAATTTACGTTTTGCCTTTTCATTATCCGCAGGTACTTCAGAGATAACATTGGCCATAATATCTTTTAAAAATTGTTCAGCTGGAATACCATATAAAATTCTTTCAAAGAATGGTAATAACTCTCTATTTTCAACATTAATTGTTAATTCGTCAGGTAGTAATGTTTTTAATTTTCTTACTAATTCACCACCAACTCTAAATTGCATTGGTTCATTCGGCATTATGTCTGTTTGTCCCATAACATCTTGTGCCATACCAGGATCAACATCTCTCCATTGTTCTCTTGATGCAACGGATGCAAAACCTTTAACTAATTCGTGTAATAAGATTGGAAATATAATACCATTAGCAACAACGGCATCCATTCCTTCGTCCTCACCTTCTTCATCTTCATCATCATCACTACTCTCAATTTTTGACGATCCAGCGGCATTACCACCCATCGCCTGAATTAGATCCTCATCAGTAAAATACATAAGGTCATTTGCTGACATAATTTTATTATATAATGAATATAACCTTGGGTCTATTTCATCCAACCTATCTTTAAATCCTTGATAACTAAATTGTCCTCTTTTACCTTTACCTTGAATAATCGCATTAATTACGTGACGTTTCTCAATTTCTAATTGTCTTTGTTCTTCCGGTGTTAATTCATCAATATCAAATGAAAAGTTTGGTGGTAACTCCAATTTAGGAAGTTTTGACTTAGCCATTTGGAATTCATTTGGGTCAATATTTTGTTCATTTAAAAATGCAACAACATTAATGAACTCAAAACTATATTTTGTGCCAGCACCTTGAATTGGGGACTTATTAATTGATCCCCCTTCTATCACCTCCTCAAGAGTTGATGTATAAGGCATCCACCCTTCTTCTTTTGCCGCTATTTCAACTGCTAAATCTTTTAACTCACTCTTATGTGAAGATTCAATCATCATTACTTGTTCTACCGCTCTAATTTGTTCCACTTGTATTGATCTTTTAACCAAAGGTCTTGTTATATTCTCCTCTGTTCCAAAATATCTTTTAACATAATCAACAACTTCTTTAAATCTTGTTCCTGCAATTTTTTCTACGTCAGAAACACCACCTTTAAATGCTCTGTTTTTTGCGTATATTCCTTCAGGATCCTCAACTTTTTTTTGACTCTTTGGGTCCATTCTCTCAGGATAATCACCGTAATCGACAGGGGCTTCTTTTATAACCTTTCTGATTAATCTTTCTAAATCTTTATTTCCCATCTTAATATAGTGCTTTTTTAATTTGATTAATAAATGTCATTTTAACATCTTCTTTACTATCACCTCTTGGATTCTCTTTAACACCAGGATTAGGGTTCTTAAATGGGTTCCCTTTTCTCTTTGGCGGTGTTTTAGTGCCAGGTTTTGTTGGTGCCTCTTTTTCTTTTGTTCCGTTTTCTTCCATAGACATTCTACCCATAGATGAAATTTTACCGATTGGTCTGTTCATTTTCTTCATTTCAATTCCTGATTCATCACTAAACATAGACATTTTTTTCGGGTTTCTCAACATCATACTATCAGATCTTTCTGAAATATTTTTCTTTAAATCACCTTTAGTGATTCTTGGGTTAATATTTTTTTCAATCATTTCCATTATTCTGTCTTCTAAATATTGTTCATTACTTTCTTTTTGAACTTTCTTTTTGTATTCCACAGTTTTTTCAGGATGTTTCTTTTCCGGCATTTTCTTATAATCCTTTTTTGTTGTGCTATCAGAGAATTCTCTTGCCATATCACACCATTTTTTCTTTTCTTTACCTTTACTGTTATTACATTTTGCCCAAAATAAACCTTGTTGTGATTTAGATTCAAATTTTTCGGTCATCTCACCAGTCATAGATATTTTTTTTGTTGCCGGATCAACATGAACACCTTTAGATGCCAATTCTTTTTGGTCTGTTGGGTTATTAGGGTCAAAAGTTATATTTGTTACAACTTGTTTTGTTGATTCTTTAGTTTCTTCCTTTTTAAACCTTTCAGCCAAAACTCTAATTTGTCTTTCTGACATATTAGTTAGTGTTGAGAAATGGATCCCATTCTCAAGTAATGTTAATGTATGGTTATTAGTTTTCATATACTACTTTTTTTTCGAACTCAAGAACGATATCTCGTTCATATAATTTATCTTTCACTTCTTCTTCGGTTTGACCAAATTTAAAAACAAGTCTTTTTATTATTGAGAAATCTAAGTTTTCACCTTCACTCTCCCACCCTAACGCAATTACATCGTCAGTTGCGTCCATAATAGAAAAAACATCAGAGTTTTGTATTAACTCCAATGTTATTTCACCGTTTCTTAATACTCCAACTTTCTTGATATGTTCAATGTCAGGAGGTAAGGGATAACCATTTGCTGGTTTTGATTCCCAATTTTCACCCCAAACTTCTAAAGTGTCTGAAAATATAAATTCATATATATTGTCTCCTTTATAGTTTGGTCCTAGACCATTGATATAAATCAATTTATTCATATAACACTTCCTCGTGTGGATATCTTATACTCTTGGTTATTTAATTGGAATACCAAATTTTTCTTATTAGTTATACCAACTAATTCCGCCTTTTTATTTTCATCTAAGAATTTAATTGCCGATCTCTCTTGACGAACATTTTCTGATAATCTTTCAATTTCAGATCTTGTTTCTCTTAAGTGTAAAAAAGTTGTTTTCTTATTTTCGTTAATTTGTTTTTCAGCGTCTTCTACTGAAAAATATTTTTTAAGGATACTATCAACTTTAGCCTCACTAAATGTTCCGTGTGAAAAATGATCTTCCATATCATTCATTCTGTGAATCTTCTTTCTAGCACCTCTTGGATTAAAGTCTTCGTCCTCGTCTTCATCTGAATAACCGAAATCGTCTGATCCGTCAGCTCTAATTTCTCCGAAATCTTCATCATTTTCCACATCATACTCATCATCGTCATCCATCATAGAACTAAAGTCCATTTCATCATCACCTTCGTCAAACATTTCAGGTAATTCGTTTTTCATAATATCAGAATATTTCATTCCAACACCTTTATTAATTGCTTGACCCATATTCATCATTTCAGCCATTTCACCTTCAGGTGCCGGTTCTTCCATTCCTTCCTCAGGCATTGGTTCTTCCATACCCATATCCATATCTTCATCACCTTCTTCAGTGTCCATTCCTTCTTCTTCACCTTCAAAACGAGACATAATCTCATCAACATCATCTTCTTCCAATTTATCCAAATCCAAAGATGATAAAATAGAATTGATTACATATTTAACATCATTTCCTGTCATACCCCCATCCTCGTCTTCAGACTTAGATTCAAGATCACGTATTTTTTGTGCTAATTTACCAGTTAATTTTTGAATTGATTTAAAAGTAACTTCTTCACCATCGTCTTCAGGTTCTTCCATATCCATTTCAGGTTCTTCCATATCCATTTCAGGTTCTGGCATCGGTTCTTCTTCAGGTGTTGGTGCCGGTGATGGAACAGGTGCGGGTGCAGGTACAGGTGCCGGAGCGGGTACTGCCGCTTGTTCATCAATTTCTTTAGTTCCTTTCTTTAGATAAAATTTCTTCTCTTCACCAAATAATGAAATTTCTTCTTTATGTTCATTAACCGAATTTAATTCTTTAGCCATTAAATTTAATTTTCTAAGTGCTTGAGAATACGATGAATGGTATTTTCTATTTTTCATAGGTTCAGTATATTCTAAAACCCCTTCTGAAAGTTGTTTTTTAATGATATAACCCGTTTTTTCTTTAACGATCTCATAGCGATTACCATCTGCTAACATACGGTTAAAATTTGCGGATTCATTTTCATTTACAGGATTTGATTGATGTCCATTATAATTTGAAATCTCAATCATTCTTCTGATTTTATCCATCCCTTGTAGTTTTTCACTACCAATTGGTTTTAAACTTCCCATTTTATTTTTTTTTATAAAATTATTTTTATTATATAAATATACAATAATCGTTGTTTATTATCATAATGATTGATAATGGTTTATTTTTTGTTAAAATTTTTATTTAATTGATAATTTTTTATCTAAGAACTCGTTACCAAAATTGTGTAATTTTTCAATATAACCGTTTCTTCTTAGTGTCTTAAAGACCAAATTTTCGTTAGAATACTCACCGTCTTTCTCTAAACCACAAGTTCTATATTTCTTTAATTTATCCTTATATTTTTTAAGTGATTTTTTTACGGTATCAATATCTTCATCTTCCATATTATCAATTACACCATCAATAATGTTCATCCATTGATTGGTTTTATTTTTAATTTGTTCTTTATCTATTGTTATTGATTCTTTTTTAGGGTTGTTTGACCATTCATCAAATAATACCGAATACACACCACTACTAAAGTGTGTTTCTTCTTCATCTTGGAGATAAAGTTCAACATCATAACCATATATGGTTATATCGTGTTTATCGTTAAATATTATTTTTTTTAAATTAAAGAATTCTTTATATAGATCTACTTGGTTAGTCGGAAATTGATTAAAATTGGCAACGATGTGTAAATCAACATCAGAGTATTTTGACCAATTGTAGTTAGATAACGATCCCGTCATTATTATGTCGGTAACAACGACATCTACACCTAAAAAATCAATGAATTCATATGAAATTTCAAGAAGTCGGTTTCTGATTTCAGGATTCATTTTTGCAGATTCTCCCTTACCATCCCAAATTTTGGGATTTAATTCTTTTTGAGCCTTAAAACTTGAAAGTATATCCTTGTATTTATCCATCTATAATAAATACAAGGATTAATTGATTTATTTATACTTTTTTGTATTTGAATTCCTTTGCAATTTTGGAACTAAAGAATTTCCCTTGAGATTCCGACATTCTAAATTGTGTGTATATTTGGTGGGGTACCTCATCATACTCATACTTTGTTCCATTTTTGAACTCAACAATCAACTTTTTTGTTGTTGTATCATACTCCGTTTTTGTAACGTTTGTAGATTGGATCTCATTAATAATTTTTGACCCAACGATTTCTTCTTTTAAAATTGCCATAACTTTTTTTTTAAAAATATAATATTTATTATAAATAACTCAATAATTTGTTTATCTTTATAGAAACAATTAAAATCTTAGAAATTATGAAAAATTTTATCTTATCCGTAGTATTATCGTTTGTATCGTTTGTTGGGTTTTCTCAAATTATAATTGCGGAAATTAATGAATGGAAAACTTTTGAGTGTGGATTTACTGAAGAATATAGTAGTGTTATTTCTGATCCTAATATTTTTTTCTTAGGTCAAGGTAATGGTCAGAATAAATTAACTTTTGATTTAAAATCTAAAACCTATAAATTCTTCTTTCTTGGTATTGAATTTTCAAATGGGGTTATGGAATATAAAATAGAAAAAGGTGTTTATATTTTCACTTGTAAGACAATTGATAGAAAAACAAACGAACCAATGGATTTGTTTGTTACTGTAAACACAAACATCCTTAAATCAAATGACCCATATGTTACCCAATTTTATTCGGACATAAATACAAATAAATCATATGGTATGATTAGTTATTTTAAATAAAAAAGGTCCTAATGGACCTTTTTTTTATGACTTACAATATTGTTGGGAAAAAGTACTTAGGAATGGATTTTTTGCGGGTAAAAGTGTTTTCTTTACAGTTGCAAAAGCGGTGGATAATAAAGTTTGAATTTCATCCTTTTTTATAGATTCTTTTCCAGTTATAGGATTTTTAACTTTTATTTGATTGTCAGCAGAAACCACAATAGAAGTATTAGTTGCGTAACTTCCACCACAACCATAATTAAATGTAAACATAATCTTATTTTCAGGATCATTTAATTTAATTTCATAACTACTAACCATAGTTCCTGTTGATGGGTTTTTTATTGGGGGGTTTACCACCGCAGTTGCGGTTAAAGTAATTGGACTAAATTGTCCATTTAAGTCAGATATTCCATTGAATTTTTCAAATTTAAACGTATTTGACCCAATAACAATTCCCTGAATGTCGTTAACAACAAAACCTGAAGGATCTTTAGGTCCTGGTGCAGTTGCGGGTGCGGCCGCAGTTGTTGTTGTTGCCGGTGCAACTTGTTCTCCCAAGTAATGTCTACTTGTTGCCGATTGATGCATTTCCAAAATTCTTATTTTTTCGGAATCATCTATTTTAAAAAGATTATTGTTCATAGTTTTTTTATTATAAATATACGATAATAAAAAAAAAGACCCATAACAGGTCTTTTTTTACTAAATGCGTGTCAAAATATAAAACCTGACAAAATGTCAGTATGTAAAAAAAGTTAATGACATATTGTCAAATTAATATACTTTTTGATATATTATAATTAAACTTTAAAAAAGAGAAAACAATGATAGAAAATATGGATAGTGAGGACAAAAACAAAAAGTCGTCAGATAAAGGAACACCAGTATTAGATAATTTCAGTAGAGACCTTAATAAACTAGCAGAAGAGGGTAAATTAGACCCTGTAGTTGGTAGAGAATCTGAGATAATGAGAATTGCTCAAATCCTATCAAGAAGAAAGAAAAATAACCCAATTATTGTTGGGGAACCTGGATGTGGTAAAACTGCGATTGTTGAAGGTTTGGCAATGAAAATATATGAAGGTGATTGTCCTAAAAATTTGATGGATAAACGTATCGTATCTTTGGATATGAACTCAATTGTTGCAGGAACAAAATATCGTGGTCAGTTTGAGGAAAGAATGAAAGTGATTATTGAGGAACTTCAGAACAACCCCAATATTGTGGTATTCATTGATGAGATCCATACAATCGTTGGTGCGGGTAGTTCATCAGGATCATTGGATGCATCCAACATCTTTAAACCGGCACTTGCCCGAGGAGAGATACAATGTGTTGGTGCAACAACATTAGATGAATATCGTAAGAACTTTGAAAAAGATGGGGCGTTAGAAAGACGTTTCCAAAAGGTTATTGTTGATCCATCAACAAAAGAAGAAACATTAATCATCCTACAAAATAGTAAGGCAAAATATGAGGCACACCATAAAGTTTCATACACAGATGAGATTTTGGGTCTTTGTGTTGAACTTGCGGATCGTTATATCACAGATCGTGAATTTCCCGATAAAGCGTTTGATATTTTAGATGAGGTTGGTGCCAGATCCCAAGTGGATATAAAACTACCTGAAGTAATTGAAAAATTAAAACAACAAGCCTCTGATATCAAACAAGAAAAAATTGACGTTATTAAAAGTCAAAAATTTGAGATGGCGGCAGAGTTGAGAGATAAAGAACGAAAAATTATCACAAAACTTGCAGAAGAAAAAAAGAAGTTTGATGATGAATTAACAATTAAAAAGAAAGAAATTTCACCAGAACTTGTATATGAGGTAGTATCCAATATGACCAAAATACCTGTAAGTAAAATTACAATTGATGAAACAAAATCTTTAGTTAATCTTGAGGATACCCTTAATGATTTGGTTATCGGTCAAGAAGAAGCGGTTGCCAAAATATCAAAAGCAATAAGAAGAAATAGAGTCGGAATTAAGGATCCAAATAAACCAATTGGTTCATTCATATTCTTGGGATCAACAGGTGTGGGTAAATGTATTTGTGATGATAGTTTAATCACTATTAGGAATAAAGAAACTGGTCTTATTGAGACTGTTTCAATAGAATTTTTTAAAAATACCATAACCGACGCCAATTAGTCCTAACTTTTTAAATCTTTCATATATTTATAATAAACGAAGAACATGAAAATAAAAACCATCAGAGGCGTTAAAGAGGTGAATGAAGTTTTTCCATATACGGAAAGTTTTAAAAATCATGTTTTAAAACTAGATAAAAACATACGATACGATAACGAAATGATTAAAAAAGAAATTGAATCTTTGATGGTTAAACTAAGAGAACAAGAGGGTATTGTTTCGTTATCGTTGATGCGTGGTTGGTTAGTTAAAAATTATAGTTTTAAAACTAAAAAATGGGGTAATATTGAGTATTTCATTGAACGTGGTTGGTATAAAGAAAATGCTTTAGAAGAAATAAATAAACGCAATAAAGAAATTAAACAAAGGAATCGTTTATGTGAGGAGTATTGGATTAATAAAGGTTACACTAAAGAAGAAGCGACTAATGAAATTTTTGGTTTACAATCTAAAAATTCTAAACTAGTTAAGAATAGATTTGTTGTTTCAAAAGAAAATTTAAAAGAAAATGGATTTTCAGAAATTGAAATCAAAAATATCACATCAACACCAACAACTGAATTATATTGGTTAAACAGGGGTTATTCAATAAATGACTCTAAGATTAAAATAAGTGAATTACAAAAAGAAAACTCTAATAAACTAATTAAATTAAAAAAAGATAACCCAAACAATTATTCATCAACAACTAGCACTCAATTAGGTTATTGGTTAAAAAAAGGTTATTCTAAAAAAGAAAGTAAAATAAAATTATCTGAAAGGCAAAAAACATTTTCTAAAAAAATTTGTATAGAAAAATATGGTGAGGAGGAAGGGTTAAAAATTTTTACTGAAAGACAACATAAATGGTCAAAATCACTATCAACTAATGGTAACTTAAATATTGGTTATTCTAAAATATCTCAAGAGTTGTTTAACGTTTTATTGGAAACCTATGTTATTGATAAAAGAAATGATATTTATTTTGCAACTCATAATAAAGAATATAAATTAAATAAATTCGAATCAGAAGGTGGAATTTGGTTATATGATTTTACTGATTTCAACAATAAAAAAATAATTGAGTTTCATGGCGATATGTTTCATGGGAACCCAAAAAAGTATAAATCGACAGATTACCCACATCCATTTAGAAAAGAGATAACAGCACAAGAGATGTGGAATAAGGATAAAAGGAAATTGGATGTCGCCATCAAAAAAGGTTTTGATGTGTTAGTAATATGGGATTCGGAATATAGATGGGGAAATAAACAAGAAATAATAAATAAATGTATTGATTTTCTAAATAATAAATAAAATAGGTAGAATGGAAGAAATTAAAAAAAGAGTCGACAAACACGAATTAGAATCATTAAAAAAAATTACTAAAACAACCAAAATTATCGAGTATGAAGTTTTAACTGATGATGGATTTGTTGATATAGAAGCATTACATGAGACAATACCATATGAAGTATATCATCTTAAATTAAGCGATGGAAAAGAACTTAAATGTGCCGATAACCATATTGTATTTGTTACCGTATATAATAAAACAACTTTTGAGTCAGTTGGTTTAACTGAGAAATTTGTTAAAGATTTAGAAATTGGTTCGTTTGTTATGGTGTCTGATGATAATGGTAATCTAACGGAATCAGAAGTTATTGAAGTTACCAATTTAGGATATGAAGAAGTGATGTATGATTTAGAATTAAAAGAGGGATCCACTAGAAGATATTACACCAACGGTATTTTATCTCACAACACACATTTGGCTAAGAAACTAGCAAAAGAAATCTTTGGTAATGAAGATAATATGATCCGTGTGGATATGTCCGAATACCAAGAAAAACACTCAATTTCAAAACTTATTGGGTCACCTCCTGGGTATGTTAATTCAGATGATGGTGGGCAACTTACGGAGCAAGTAAAAAATAAACCGTACTCAGTAATTTTATTTGATGAGGTTGAGAAGGCTCATAAAGATATTTTTTCAACATTATTACAGATTTTGGACGATGGTCACCTTACAGATAGTTTGGGTAGAAAGATTAATTTCAAAAATTGTTTAATTATTATGACTTCAAATATAGGGGTTAGAAAATTACAAGATTTTGGTGGTGGAATGGGATTCAAGAAGAGTGATTATGTTGAGGAAGAACATAAACGAGATATTCTTAAATCTGAGTTAAGTAAATTTTTCGCCCCTGAATTCCTTAACAGAATTGACGATGTTATTATCTTTAATTCACTTAAGAAAGATCATATTGATAAGATTGTTAAACTTGAGATTGACATTTTGTTAAATAGATTAACAAAAATGAAATATAACTTTATTGCCGATTATTCGGTGATTGAGATGATTTCAAAAGTTGGATTTGATGAGATGTTTGGTGCCCGTCCTCTAAAACGAGCAATACAAGATAAAATTGAGGATCTAATATCTGAAGGTATTTTAATTGGTGATGTTAAGGAAAATACTAACTACACTCTTATAGTAAAAGATGATGTTATAACGATTACCGAACCATCAAAGTTAATTACCACAGAAAAACCAAAAAGAACTAAAAAGAAAAAGGAGGTTGAATAACCTCCTTTTTTTAAATACTATATCTTCCTGATTCCCGATCCTGTTCGGCACTTAATTCGTGGTTTAAAATCCCAACATAATCCTGAAGTTCATTAATAACTTGTTTTATTCTAACAATTCTTTCACTACTACTCAACATCTTACCATTTGATTGTTGTTTTTTATAATAAGGGTGAAGTAATTCTTTTAACTCCATATATAAATCAATACCTTCTTTATCTCTAATCTCATTAATAGTTTTAGATATAATTCTAGTTAGATCGGTTTCGTTTAATTTTATAATTTTTTTCATATATATAAATATACGGTAAAACCAAAAAATTAATGTTTTGTATAACCAAGTTCGCCAATCATTAATTTACCAACCTTAATTCCATTATATACATCCTCCACAACAACATATTCGTTAGGTGTGTGGTATCTATAATAACCAATTGATATGTTGAAACAAGAAATACCATACATCGTGTGAATCGGATATATATCGGTATATGGGTGTTTGTGATATTTCGTATCTGCCGGGAAATGTTCTGTAATTAATCTTCCACCAACTTTGAAAAAATCACTATCTCGTTTGAACATACTGACACTCATCAAATATTCTGAGATCATATTGTTCTCTGGAGCATCAAACTGAATCGCATATCCAATATTTTTAAAGAATTCCGGATCTGAATTAAATGATCCCTTACATCCTGTTTCTTCGGATACAAAGAATGCGGCCTTCAAGTTTGGTAATTCTTTTAACAATTCCAAACAACCAAAAACACCACATTTATCATCACCACCAATTCCTGTTGGATTTCCACTATCATTGTATGCCTTTAAGGATAGTTTAATATTTCCTTGAGCATCAGGTAGCATTTCTTCAACAACATTGATTGTGTCAATATTATGAACCGTATCTGTATGGGCAACAACACAAGGGAAGAATTCAACATTTACATCTGTTTGTTTTGTTGCGTAGATATTGTAATGTTTATCCACATAATAGGTAATACTATTTTGGTCTAACCAATCACAGATGTATTGGATCATTAAATCCTCTTGATAAGTTTTTGTCGGAACCGACAACACATCTTTTAATAATTCATAATTTCTTTCCATAACACAAATATATGGAATTTATTTGAATTAAAAAATTTATTTATAATTATCTCAAATTATAAGTCTCCTCTAACCATATTTGGGAAGGTTAAGTTTAGGAAAAGAGGTGTGACTCCCCTTAAATTATAGGTCTCCTCCAACCTGAAATTAAATTTACATCAACGAAAGTTGTGGGTGTGACCCCCCTTAAATTATAGGTCTCTTCCAACCCAACAAAAGAACCTTGTTGTTATTAGATGAAGGTGTGACCCCCCTTAAATTATAGGTCTCTTCCAACTTCAATTACAAAATCAATTACCGATAAGTAGGTATGACTCCCCTTAAATTATAGGTCTCTTCCAACCATATAGTTAGTATCTCCCTTGTTTGTGAGCCATTCAATCCAAAAATGGATTTAAAAAATACCCAAATTTTATCGTAATTTATATAAACATTCCCATTTTTTTCATCCTGGTAATACACAAATAACGGTTTTCGGTCCTTATCAACATAAAATGTTGTGTCATCTTTAACCACCGGAGTAAGATCCCCAAACTCTTTGTTTAACCACTTTAAAACAGATTTAAATTTAGGATCAACAGATTCATTAAAGAGTTTTTTATTTTCAAATAGTTCATATTGAGATTCAAGTCGTTTAAGATCCTCATAACTCATAGTTCTTTTTTCCGCTCGGTTATCACCCACCTTAACAACAACAATAAGATTATTCGTCTTCTTATCAATATCGTCAATTCTAAAATTCAGATCAGGGTTAATTTTAGTTTTATTCCATTGATCAAAACCATACTCACTTTCTACCCTATCCTTAATCTCAATATACTCGGAAACATCTTTATATTCATTACTATCCACAATACTTCCATAAAGTCTATCAAGATACCACTTGGCTTCCTTATTAAAACTTACCATATCATAATTAGGACAATTTGTATTCCAATACATTTCATCATACCAACCGTGAGACGCATTATCAAATTTTTTAATAATCGCCTTTAATAACTCCTCCAATGTTTGGGTTTTATTACCAATAACAGTAAATAATTTTAATAAGATATTTACCGTAGTTTCATACCTACGTAATGGGTTTTTTTCTATTATACCAACAGTAAAAAATTTATTACCAAATTCTTCATACAACTCATCTTTAAGTTGTTCTCTAACACATTCACTCTCAATTGATCCCCATTCTTCGGTAATACGATCCGCAACATCACCAAAATGATTAGAAAATACTGACATCCTTTGTTCGTTACTTAACCCAGACTGATCTTTTACCATCAATGAAAGAATTAAATCAACCTTTTCTTTATTTTCATCATCTAAATAATAATCATAAATCCGTCCCTCACCCCATTCTGTTGATGTCTCATACCTATTACTATCATATTGATTACTACCCAAAAGATCTATAATTGAATATATATCTTGATTATCTAAATCTTCAAATAACCCCAAATAGTCTTCATCACTATCAAATTGAATCGTTATCTTACTTGATCCCGGGGATTTTTCGTTAAAAATCATATCATAAAGTAAATTATCATATTTACCTAAAGACACCCAACCAGGATCATAACCATTTTTTATCTTAACCAATAATTTATATACATCACTACCAAAAACCTTCTCACTAATAAGACCCTTAATAGTTGGAAATTCTTTATATATATCCGTAGGATCAGTGAAAGTAACATTACCATTAATTTGTCTGAATTCAGTTTTACCATCAACATTATGCATAGAATAATCCTCATCATCAACACCATCAATAATGAAGTATAAATCACCCTCACGGTATTTATCATTCCAATTAGTATCATACTCCCACCCACCAAAATACTTGGCATCCATAGAGTCAAACACCTCAATAAATTTTACCTTATCGTCCTCATAAATAATCTTACTCGTTTCGTATGGGTTGTATTCTCCGTTTTCCATATATTAATAATAAATATCAATAATAGTTGGAATATTGAGTTTTTGTATTATCTTTGTATTTATAGAAACGAAAGTTCTTTGATTTATGGGGGTGTTTTTGGATTTGACAGATGTCGGCTGAAAATAAAGGGCACGTGGGGACTGAATTAATCTCCTTAAAAACTGATTCAGAAAAACAATCGGCGACGTATTATCGAAAATGGAAGTTATTGGATTAGTCCGTACTTCTGAAGTATCTGTAGCTTAATAAGTAACGGAAACGCAAGCCGGTTCACATACGCTTAGGAACAGAAGTGATAAAGGGTGTAGTATCTACCCAAAAAGAAACAAAACGGGTATGGTTCCCCGTAATAACTGTCACCGTTTATTGATCGGTGTGAAAAATCAAATATTTTGGGGTGTTAGAAAATACCAACCTAAACGTGTAGTCCTTGTTTTACGGGATGTTTTGGACGAGCGTTCGAGTCGCTCCACCTCCACTTAGTAACTCCCCATCTCCACAGATGGGGTTTTTTTATGCGTTAAAATTATTGTTTTGTGTTGTGCGATTATTATTGTTTTGAGTTGTGAGATTATTATTGTTTTGAGCACAAAAAAAGGGATCGATTCACATCGTCCCTAATTAATTTTTTTAACTTAATAAGTTTTACCTAAAAAATAAAAACCTGAGATTATAGTTTTTGTTGAGAATCTTTTGAAGGATTATTGTTTCCCTTCGTATCCACTTCCTTTTGAGAAGTATTCCTCAGTGACGGTCTTTTAGGTGTACCACTCCTTGAGATACTAGTTACTCTCTTATTACTCAACTCTCTTCGAGGATGCCTCCCCAACTTTTCCTTGCGGGAATAGAGGTTTTTAGTAAGAATACAGTCAGACTTGCGATCTTTCTGTGCAATGAACGGCTCATTACTATGTAGTCACCTTTCACTATTACCTGACGGACACTTTTGCTTTTTAGTTTTAGTTTTACCTTTTCCATAAAAGTTTTTGTGTTGTGGATTGATCAAAGCAGTGGTCCGTCTTTCAGATTCGTTGTCTTTTGAACAACGAAATACCAAACTGCTTCGTGAAATGTCCCCATTTCGATATTTTAAGATTACTTCGAGATTTACCCCTTGGTAGGAGATTGTCAAGGTTAGTAACGGCACCACCCGTTCTCTAACATACCTTTCGGTTTTAAGTACCCTCTGATACTGAAACACGCAATAATATAATCGGATAACCATATTTTTTGCAATATCCCTACGAGTTATTCCTATAGATGTTCCCATCGCAATAAGATGACCCACATCACCTTATCATTTAACCATTTTCCCTACATCGTTGACCTCGGTACTAAAGATTAAACGGTATCCCGCTTGTGTACTCAAGTTCAGTTTCCTAAACCGCAAACCCAACACACTTAAGGGTTCACTTTATCCTACTTTCGTAGTTTATTTTATGGACTATACACGGCCCAATATCTTTATCAGTTTCATTACTTACTCCTGAACGGATAATCTAATTTTTCAAAGAACGTTATCGGACGTTTCCGATTTTGTTTTACAAAGTTACGACATTTGTTTTGTTTTGTCAAGTACTTTATGAACTTTTTTTAATTTTTTGTTGTTTCGATGTAAACATCTTCACTTCCGTGAAAAGACGCTCTTGATCTTGCAAATTCAAGGTTAGAGGTCCAATACTTTTTTCCGTCAGATCCGTAGTACGAATACATAACAATATCTTTGTTGATTTCTTCTGTCATTTTAAGAATGATTTTTAATTTGTTTTACAAAGTTAATACTTTTAAGTTAATCTGTCAAGTATTTTTTTCTTTTTTTTTGTTGTGTTGTGTTGAACACCTTAACAACAATACAAATATATGTCTTTAGTTTTGATTAAACAAGGGGGTTAGATGATTTTTTTCATAATATCTTTAATTCTATCCACCTCCTCATTCATATGGATATATTCTTCCGTATTTAAATGTTTTAATATTGCCTTATATTCGTCTGAATTAAGTAGATCCTTAAATGTCATAAACTTATTGGTCTTAGTTGTTGATCCCAACCATTTTTTAATTTCGGCAATAGGGTCTAATATTCCCTTAGACCTCATTTTATCAATTAACTTATTTAAGTTCACTTTTGATTTTTCATCAAACTTAACCAATTTAACTGTTTCTTTATTTGGTAGTTCTTTTACTACTTCTTCAGAGTCTTTAGATCCTGTTTTTTTAACACCTACATGAATATGGTCATAATGGTCTTTAACTTTCCACCCAAATTGGTATCTATATCCGTCTTTATTAACATTTAACCATTTACCACCAGTATAATCGGAATGACTACCATTATCAAATTTTGACATTATACATTTAAGTAATTCATCACCTTTTTCACCTTTTGTTGGTAGATCAACCGCATATGCCGATAAATTACCCTCATAGTGATCAGACACATTTCCTGATGCGGTTTTTACTCTAGATCTTTTTTGTGATGAGATTGGGTTCTTTTTACCACTACAAGATTTAGCGTAGTTTGCAATTTCCAAAGTTCTTTCCATTGATCCACCCCAATTGTTATTGGTACCGCCAAAAACAACCTTACCAGAATCTACAGATCCTTGAGGAAAATCATATGTATTTGCTTCGTTTAATTCCATTATTAGATAAATATATGATTATATTAAAATATCAACATTAAGTTGATAAGTGTGTCATAAGAACACCACCAAGAGATGATGCATGAACCATAATATGGTTTATTGCTGCTATATCAAGTTTTGTTTTACGTTTTGTATAATCCATCCCTAATGTTCCAATGAATTTACCATCAATTGTTTTAATTGCGAATAGATATCCAGATTTACAGTTTGTATCTTCGGCAATGTATTTAAGTCCAAATGTTGGGATTGTTTCATCTTTGAAGTCAGGTATCTCTATAACATCATTAACCAATAATTGATTAATTGATTTACTAAAAAGATTTACGGGGATATTGTGAAAATTTGTTTGTATTGATCCAACACCAGGGTTAACTGTTTCATACATAACTGAGAATTTTGCCATTGATTTTCCTGTTGGATAAAAATTACCACCATTATGGAATTGGGTTACCCATACACGATCTGCATGGAATTCTTCCCTCATATGTTCGATTTTGGTTGTTATTAATTCACTCACTCTGAGTGTCTCTGTAACCATATCAGGTTTTTTCTTATTTCTATTTAAATAATTTTTAAGTAGTATAATCATGATAGGCCCTAAAACCCCTGTGATAAACGCAATTAGTATTCCTATCATATTTTCAAACATTGTAATATATAAGTATTGTAATGTTTGAAAAAAATTAACAGATTACATATTTCTACGTAATTTATTTTTTAAATCATCCCTGTTTTTTGGTAATACTTATTTAATAATCCTACAGTCAATGGTGCCGATTTTTCTCTACCTAAAACTCTATTGAATATTGGGTTTGCGTTTGCAACTTTTGTTGCCGATAAACCTTTTGCTTGTATAATAAAATCGTCAGGTTTTCCTGCAGCAACGGGGAAAAAGTTGTATATATATAAATCTGCCGGTTTTTTAATTTTACCTTTTTCATATCCTGACAACCAAAATTGTTTTATACCTTCCATCTGAGCTTCTAAATCATATCTTATTTCATCTAATGTATATGATTTACCATTGATTGTTTTTGGCATACCTCCACCAGGACAAAATTGTATTAAACCAACGCACCCAATACTATTCTTTATTGTTGGATCTAATCCCGACTCATGCTTCATTAATTTTATTATAGAATTTTCTGAGATATTAATAGCGTCAGATATTTCACTTAATTTTTTCTTAAAAATAGGGTTATTCAATAATTTACCACCTTTTTCAGTTACTTTACTACCACTATCAATTGTGGTGTCTTTTGGCGCATCAAGTAATTTAACATCAATTAATTTTATGTCATTTAAAATAACGTCAAGATCAACATTACCATTTAAAAACTCAATGAATTTTTTAAGATTTTTACTGTCAGAGGGGATATCATCAGTTATCACATCCGTAACCTCAACTGACTCTTTTAAATTTTTATGTTTATTTAAAATACTTTTAACTTCCTCTTCTGTTATCATAATCTTTTTTTTCATAACCAATATATTATTAATATAAATATTTATTAAAAAATTTTTTAATAAATATTTATCACATATGGCAAGATTTATATTAGACATTGATGATTCTGAAAAATTAAGAATTCTTGAGATGCATAGTTCAGTAAAAAAAACTATAACAGAACAAACGGTATCTCAGGGGTTTTCAGGTAAAACGGGGGATGTTATGTTACCACCGTTGGAAGAAGTAACCCTACTTAAAGGTGGTGGTGGTGCAGTTGCGGTTAATAATTTTACAAGAAAACTTAAAAATGGTAGTTCTGAACTATATAACGAATTAACCTCAGAGTTTGGTGATAAGTACACATCATTTATTACGGGTCTATCAAAATCACCATATAAATCTGAAAATGCTGAGATTTGGTACCAACAATTAACTCAAGAATCAAGAAAAGTTTTTTTAAATCAATGGGTTTCTTATTTGGAAACCGCAAGTAAAAGAATTCAAAAAGGAAAAAAAGACGTTAATATCCATCTTATTGAAGGTGCAAAGACAACCGAAAATGTTGCGTTACCTCCAGATCTTACCGAACCTCCACCACCCACTATTTTATTGAAAGAATTTAATAGTAAAGACGTTGGTAAAAATGTTTATATTGATAACGAAAGTACCGTAACAGAATATATAAAGTCCGAAATATCTAAGATGCTTTCAGAGTCTCAAAAATTACAAACTTTTGCAAAATCTGTAAATGGATCAGTTGTTTGTACAAAATTGGATGTTGTTTCAAGTAGTTCTAGATTAAGAAACACAGGAAACGCATCAAATAAAACTTGGGTACAACTATCAAAAGAAAGAGCGGAAAATGTTAAAAATGAATTAAAAATAGGGTTGGAAAGTTTTGGTATTTCTGTACCAGATAACGTAATAACATTAAAAGGTGGGACGAATGGTGATGGAACATCAGGACCAAACCCACCAAAACCATTACAACTAACAAGTGATGGAATTACCATAATAACTGACGAATCTAAAAGAAACGCCTTTAAAACTCCCCACACAAATATTAACGACTATTTACAATATAAGTATTGTATAATTAATGTAGAATTACAAATAGTATGGGGTAATTTACCTACTGAAGAAAAACAATTTCAAACAATCACATCAAAAAACTATACTATGGAAATTAATGTGATTGAGAACATTCCAGGTGGTAGAGTACCAACAAGTGGATTTAAAAGTATTTTATTTAAACCAAATGAAGGAACTAAAAAAAGATTGGATATTTGTCCAGCATTTGGGGGATAAAAAAACGGTTTTATTATAAAAATAAAACCGTTACATATACTTCACCTTTGTTTTTAGTGGATTGACTAAATGATATCCCAACAATCTTTGCATCAACCCATAACATTGCTTCATTATGTGGGGGACTGTGAGCCCATTTATCTAAAGATTCTTGAGCAATTGTTCTATTTCGACAAAAAGCATTTTCTTTCTTAATACCATTACAAATCTCTCTACTAATACCATTTTCTAAAATGATCCCAACATATCTCATACGATCAATTTGAGTTTCAAACCCATTAGTTGGGTTATTGTGAGTAACAATTTGATTATCTGATTGGTATTTCGCTTGAATTTCTGAGGCAATGGATAATTTTGAATCCATAGTTACAGGAGATAACCCATAAAACCCCCTATAGTCATTTAAAAGAATTAAAAACTCCTCTGTTGTTTTTTGTTGATCTATATCAATCCCAACAAAAGTAATCATACTATCAATAAACAAATCTGATGGGTTAGATACGATTATTTTCCCATAATCCTTAACAGGACTTAATTTTTCGTTTTGTGAATATGTAAAATTCACAATAAAAATAAAAACTAATAAGATACAATTTTTCATATTATAAAGTTTTTTAAATATTATTTAATAAATTGTGGACCAGCCTGGACTCGAACCAGGGACTTCAACATTATGAGTGTTGCACTCTAACCAACTGAGTTACAGGTCCAAAATGCAACTGTTTAATCTGATAACGTTGCCAAAGAGTTGCGCCTTACTTAATCCCATTGTATTGTTGGTTGTGGGAAGGGAAGTAACACATCTAAACCCGTCAGGAATACCAACACCCCTCGTAGTCAGGACAGGATTCGAACCTGCACAGTGCCATTATTCACTTGGGTAATCTATGTCGATATAGATACTCGGGATCACCGAGTGCGATAACCAATTCCGCCACCTGACTATTTTGTTATTTTAATACCATATATTTAACACCATCAACGATCTTAACCATATACTTACCTTGATCCTTGATCTTGTCATTAGATCTCTTTGTTGATCTACTTGTTTTTACATTCTTCTCGGTCTCACCAAACTTGTTAATAATGACCTGTCTCATTGAAAATCTTTCCATATCTTTTTTGTTTCTACGAAGATATGTATTTTTAATTGATTTTCAAAATTTATTTTCTATTTAAAACATTAAATGATGTTAGGATATTCTCCCAACATCATTATTAAAGATCTAAAACCTACCAAGCGGTTACTTGGATTTACGATCTTATTGCGGTCCATGTGGGAGTCGAACCCACTCCGACTTCGCAGACAACGAAACATCTTAACCGTTTGACCTATGGACCAAAAATCCCTATAGGAGACAACTATAAGTGGATAATTCGGTTTTTACTATTTCAAAAACCTGCGGGTCTTACCCCTTGAAAACGTCAATCCTTACTTGGGGGAGAGGAGGATCTTCCTTCCTTATTCCCAACGAGTACCCTTTAACGGGGTAGTACCAGCTCCGTTAAGTTTTGAGAGGGATACTTAAAAACCCTACGAGTGTCTTTTTCTCGTTTGTAGTCAGGACAGGGTTCGAACCTGTAAGGATTTAAAGATATAATCTCCTACCACTCGTGTTTGTGATATGTCCACCAGTTTCCCCCATTCAACACTCTTTTGGGTACTGACCAGCACGTTAGCCAATTCCGTCACCTAACTATAAAAAGGTCAGACACTTACACCGATAGGGGTTACATCGGAACTGACCTTAGATTTTATATAGTTTCCCTTAACTAATATATCCCTCCCGACTATACCTCTTAAGTTAGAGATCATAGTAACCATCCATCGGGGGTTTCTACTTTCACACTCCGTCCATACCTACTAACCTAATCAAGTGAGTCATAGTCTTTCGTATATGGCGTTCAGTGCTGCCCTCAGAACATCTTCACCATACCCCCAAAGTTACGTGGTGAGTCTCACTCGGAAGAAGAGTGTATATTGTAAGATTGTTCAGTGTTCTCACAACTTGTGGATTGTATTACGATCACTTAAGACCCCTTACCCCCTCTATCCATAATGGGGAATCCTTACCTAACCTGTGTAGCCTCCCCCATAGCCTTGAAGCCTTCAAGTCAGGATCACACACCATAACAGTCGGACACTTCTGTTAATCGTGGGGTCTTAATTAGAGTATGACGTATGATCGTCCTATAGTTGTTTCCATCCGCGGACTCACGGTTCTCTCTAATTGTCTTACAAATATAGTAATTTTTTTTAATTTAAACAATCCATCTAATTAATAATTTACCTTCCATAGTTGGTAAAAAATCAGCATCACCCATATCCTCAACAGGTACTTGAAAATGAACTTTCATTTCTTCTAAGTCCGCATAATAATATACAATCCCTTTTCTTACAAACTGTATGTGAGCGTTAGGTTTTTCTTTATATAGTGACTTTTTAATGTCGTTTTTTTCCATAATTTTTATTTTTAGTTGTCAGGACAGGAATCGAACCTGTGTGGTGCCATTATTCACCTGGATAACCTCTGTCGAAAGAGATACTCGGGATTGATCTCCGAGTGCGATGCCATTCCGCTCACCTGACCAAATTTGAGGTTGAGAACCTCTGTGTTGTTGTATAGTTTCTTTATAACTCTAAATTATTCCGTTCTCAAGGGAACAACACAATTTTTTGATAGTGATGGAGTACCCGTCTCGCTCCAATCTTAAGTGCATAATCGTAGTTTTACGAGGCCTCGGCACTGTCCTTTTCAGGGGGTGATGAATTCCTGATCCATTCTGGATTGTCGACATCCGTTGAATGGGGAAAACCACTATCATTGTTGATTAAAATGGATACGAACCATATTCTTACATCCCCTTTCATCCCTCCGCTAATGCGAGTGTTAATTACTTCGTTCTGTCGTGCGACCATACACTATAATCAATCGGTAGTTTATAACCTACCATTCTTAAGGTAATTAATCTTAAGTTTTGTAGCCCATCCCGGTAACGCTCCGAGATTTTATGGATGAAAACCATATGTCCTTACTTTTAGACGAATGGGCCAAATTTGTCAGTCTCTCCTGACCGTCACCATACTTGGTTTGTCTTACAAAGATATGTAATCTTTATTGATCTACCAAATCTTTTTTACGGTTTTAATTCAATTTCTGTGTAAACATTTTCATTTTCAGCTGAATTTATACCTCTATACATTAACTCAACATCAGTATCGGAACTACAATCATAATACCTCATAGTATCAATAATTAATACTTTATCTTCACTTACCCTATGATGTACAAATTGTCCTACTTTATATTTGAAATTATTTTTATATATAACCTCTTCGTCAGGACAACTACAACTTCCCAATAAAAGGAGGGTGATCATAAAGATCATCCCCCCAATTAATTTACCTTTCATTATTTGTTTAGGTTTAAAAACAACCCTGAACCACCTGCAACCGTTGTTGGAAGGACCCCATCCCAGCTTTGGGCCTTTAAGAACTCAATATACATTGGAGTTAATTGACTTTGTTTGATCTTAATTGCAAGTGCCGAAGCATTTGCGTTAATCACAGTTTCAGCAGAATCGGCTCTTGCCACGGCCACCTTACGTTTACCCTCAGAGATTGCGGCAATTGCTTGTTGTTCTGATGCTTCCGCTTGTTGGATTGCCTTTGTCTTTGCGATAATCGCCTCCTGTAAGGTTTCAGGTGGTGTAATATTTGTTCTCAATTGAGAAACATTAAACCATTTAGATAATCTTACATTACATTCAACAACAATCGCATATTCAAACGCTTGTCGGTGATTAAAAATACTATCAACTTCCCAAGTATTTGCAACATCATTAACTGCTCCAATAATTGCGTTTTTCAACCACCCTTGTTCAACATCCACAATTGGTCGTCTTAAGTTTACAAACATATCACCAATCGCATCCTCACGTAATGAGTAGTTGAATGTTGGTTTGATCGTTGCACTAAATCCACCCTTTAAAATTACAGATTGATCATCATACTCAATATGTTGTTGGAAGATCGGAAACTCCAATACCTGTGTTGTCCAACTATTATATACAACCCAACCTGTTTTGTATTGGTATTTTGCGACACCACGTTCAGCACCACTTAAATTAACCACAATACCTTTGTTACCAGCATCAATTCTTTCCAACGAATATGGTTGGATAAAACTAATTAAAAGTCCCATTACCACAACCAAAGCTGGTTTTAAAACCGGCATATCCACATTATTTTTTGCGTTATTTAAAAACATAAACACACCTACGATCAACGAGATCACTAAAATTCCAATACTAATCATTTTTTTTCTTCTTTTTTTAATTTGTTAAATAATTTATTTACTACTAACCTTATCATAAAGACGGTGTACATCAAGGCTATAACTGACCCACCCGCTTGTAGAATTATATCCACCTCCCTATTAATCACGTATTCAAAAAATACATTCATAACCAACAGGTAGATAAATGTGAGGATTACAACTCCCCAGATACCTAACTTAACTTTTCCCATTTCATCTTTTTTTTTTACTTTTTTAGTTAGATAAACTTAATAATATTAACTGAAATAATCAAATTAATATTTTTTATTCCAATCCTCAATTTTTTTCAAAAGATCCTCCATTAAAATGTCGGATTTTTTATTTTTAGATATGTTATCCGTATGAATCATTAACCTACAATTGGCTGGATGAGAAATAATTTTGGGATTAACATTATTTTTAAACCCCTCATTTACCGAATAAATATGGTCACGACTAACACCCCCTAAATTATCCCCCCTATTTTTAGGTTTATACCAACCATATTTTTCTATTAAAGTAAATTCAAATTCCAAAGGGAATTTAGATAAGTTAAAGTTAAATTTACAATCTATTTTATATTTATGGTATTCCGTCATTAATTCTCGTTCATTTTTTCTTCTACAATCATTTGTACAGTATTTATTCTTACGTTTTTTAAATACCAACACCAATTCGCAATGAATACACCTATTTGGGTTTTCCATATAATGTATATATTCATCACCTAATCTACTTAAATTTGATTCTATTATATTCTCCCTACCTTGATCTGACATTTTATATTTAAGACCCTCTCTATTAGTTTGGTTGATTGTTGTTTTACTACAATCCTTAGAACAATATAAATTAATTCTATTATCATAATCTATAAAATTTTCACATTTTTTACATTTTTTAGGGTTTTGTAAATATTTTTCTATTGAATTTTTTTTTAAACTTTTCCCAATTTTACTATAATCCCTTAAATTTTTGTTTACATAAACATTTCTACAAGTCAAAGAACAATAAGTGTTTTTTTCTTTAATTTCTTTACCACAATTTTTACAAGTTTTCATATACCTTTTTATATATAAATACCATAATTTGTGGAAAAAGTAAATAACGAAGTGGAAGTGGTGGGACTTGAACCCACATAACCCTCTCGTTGCAAACGAGCCGCTCAACCAATTGAGCTACACCCCCATAATAACGTCGATAGGACTTAACCGGAACCTCCCATCTATATCCGATCATCAATGGGTGATTAACCCATAAAGGCGTAATCCATACATTACTGCACGTTTATCCTATCTATTGAGCGGGCGGTGGGACTCAAACCCACAACCCCCAGCTTGGAAGGCTAGTGCTCTAATCAATTGAGCTACACCCGCAGTTGTGACAACCTTTAGGTTCAGTTGCCACGGTTATTAACGGGAAAGGGGTGGTCAAACCCACTAACATCACGGGTGTAAGTTTTTTACATTAAACTATCTCCACAAAACGCCAGTTTTTAACGCTCAAAACTGAATAAACGACTTGATACATTGTAACGCATATTTTAAGTGTATGTTACCTCATTCTCAAGTTGAACTCTACTGATTCACTCCAGTTGCGTAGCGTGGATTCGAACCACTCCTTTGGGTTATGAGCCCATTATGCAACCAAATACACCATAACGCAATATTAGTAGTCAGGACAGGACTCGAACCTGTCCGGGAGCACCTATAACCCTCCACCTAACTAAAAACAATTAATATCAACCACCTTTCCTGTTCGGTAGGATTCGCACCCACACATATTAATTGATATTTTAAGTTTTGCGATCCATAGTTAACACACACTCTCGTTTCACTATCTTGTGTTAACAGGTTAATAAACTTTACGAGTTTCCCGTTTCTTATATCTCACATACCTTATTTGTCTTACAAAGATATATAATCTTTATTGATCTGCCAAATCTTTTTTCATTTATTTTTGTGTTATAAATAAAAGAGGTGGGTAACCCCACCTCAGTCACATTAGTATCGCCAAATGCACTACGCCTGTTAGGTACTTACAGGGGAACCTATGATTACCATCTTTCGACGTATTTGGGAGTACATCCCTCTTTTTCAATCATCCCCCCAACCCCTAAAGATTGAGGGATAACTTTTTATATGGAAAGTCACAAAACCATTTCTTTAACCTAACATTACAAAGATATGTAATCTATTTTGATCTGCCAAATCTTTTTTCATTTTTTTTTGTACCCGAGGAGGGAGTCGAACCCTCATTCCGAAGAACTGCGGCTTAAACACAGCGTGTATACCAATTTCACCACCCGGGTATTACTATCATTACCAATATGTCAAAGAACAAAAAAACCCATCTCTTTTGGAAATGGGTCTTAAAAAATATTATGTATTAATTTATCACACCATCACCATAGTAATATCACCAGCTTCTAAATCAGCCCCCAATAATGTTATGATATGTAAATTTTTCATTTGCGTTTTTATTTGTTTTGTTATAAATATATGAAACTTTTGTAAAGTGTCAAGTTTTATTTAATATTCTTCTTCTTCATCACCAAGAATCTCATAAAGTTGATCCTCATAATTTTCAGTAACGTAAGACAAGTCATCTTGCATGTTACTCATAATCATTTTAGCCAAATTCATTGCCTTTTCTCCCATAGATGCATCATCATACATACCAAGTTCGTGAAGAGCGTTCCTAACCTCCTTAAACACATCTTCTACCGTAATGGACATACTTCTACCTTCCATTTCATCTTCTTCTTTAATTACACGTTTAACAATACGTGATAAATCTGATTCTGTAAGTTTTATAATTTTTTTCATAATGTTATTTTAATTATAAATATCCACTCTTTTGTAAAGTGTTAAAATTTTAAAAAAAAATTCGCCCAATCATTTCTGACTGTCCCTAATACCGAATAGCGTCTTGAGGCTTCAGCGGCAACCCACTTACGTGGGAGGTTAGAACTTGTGTGTTAACTTACTCCTGTTACTGGTACACCAACCAACCGACTTAGGTTCAAGTAATCGGATCAGGTCCCTGTGGTAGTGACACCACTTCTCATCATACGGGATCATATTAGGCGGGTACAACCCTCTTTTTGTTTATTTCCGAACACGGAAACCACGCGTAGTCAGGACAGGATTCGAACCTGTATGCGTAACTTTCTTGGTTCTTCCCCAATGGCACGCTATCCACCCATTATTTTAGCGTCTACCATTCCGCCACCTGACTAAAAATGTACGTTTTTGGTTTATCCCCAGAACGTACAAACTGTGCCGACACACGATTCGGAGGGCGATGTGAGCATTGATTAAAGAATACCGAAATATTCTAACTAACGTTCAAGAGGCTTTCCCTATCTTCGATCCATACGCAGTACTACGCAGAGGACTATGTGTAGTCAGGACAGGACTCGAACCTGTTTCAATCTTAATTGGTAGGCATCCACCTTGGGGTCTCACGTGCGATTATCCCAATTCCGCCACCTGACTATTTGAGGTTGAGAACTCCTCTGTGTTGTGTACATAAGAATCTATTTCTAAACTCAACCACTATACAAAATACCTTTTTCCTTTCTCAAGGGAACAACACGAGTTGTACATATTTCCCTTTAGCACATAGGTCCAGTCCACTTTTATCTGGCGAATTTATTGTGTGGTATTTCAACACAATTGGAAAGAATGTTACCCTGTCACTCCAAGTGTGTGAATAAGTTTTAGAAGAGTCATTAACTCTAATAGATATATAGTTTACTCAACTACATGGATCTCTTATCCTTTCATAAACAACTCCACTCTTGGTTGTGGATAATACTCACAGGAATTGAACCTGAATCAAAGTACCTATAGACCACAGTATTTGTTTACTTCAAGCAGGGTAATATTTTAATGAGTTCCATTTGTTAAACTTACCCCATGTTTAAAACCGTGAATAAATTCGGTTATATCATCATCGGTCATATCTTTAAATGCCGATCCCACAACAACACCAATTTCATTACCAAGATCCGAAATATCACCCGTATAGTTCATTCTATTAACGGTCTCTTTTAATGAGTTTGCAATGTAATTAAATGTTGTGTTATCAAATTCCCTACTCATATTATTTTTCATATTTCTTTATCTACAATTTTAATTATTCTACTAGTTGGTACTCGTAATGTTTTACCATCACATAAATAAATGGTAGACATACCATTTTCGTAGGAATTAACATCCATCACGTCCATACTCAGTTCTCCTTCAAGGAATATAACCTGATCACATTCTGTGTCCTCTTTGTGGACGAAGCGTAAAATACTGAGAGTCATTATTAATATCCCCGTTATTAACAATATTGGACCTGCCATTTTTCTTACCATAACCACCATAATTTATTTATTTTTATCAAAGATACTTACTCCTTTTTAATAAACCAAATATTTTTATGTTAATTATTGTATTATTTGTACCCCCAGCAGGACTTGAACCTGCAAAATTCACTTTCTAAAAGTGACTCGTATACCAATTCCGACATAGGGGTATATTTTTGAGCTCAAGGTAAGAATCGAACTTACACCATTAGTTTTGCAGACTAACCGACCACCACGATCATCCTGAGCATTTTGTGGACAGAGAGGGAATCGAACCTCCGACACCCACATCTTCAATGTGGTGCTCTACCAACTGAGCTACCTGTCCTTATTTAACCTCAAACGCATGTTTTATAATACGTTTCTTCTTAGTTGAATCTTCATAGTTACCAATCACAACACCATCTTTAATCGTGAAGGCGTGTCTTGAAACAAGAATGAAGAATGTTCCAACAGGGTTTTGTTTTGTAAACGTACCAACAGTCATTTTACGGTTAACTCTTTCTCCCTTCACTTTAACAGTATACTCCAACGTATGTTTATGATATTCATTTATCGTACCAACACATTTAACTTTTTTATAGTTTACTTGAGTTCCCTTTTTTGCAAGTTCACCCATTCTAGTTACAGTACCATAAGTCCCGGTACGATCTATACGTCCAAAATTTACTTTAACGTATTTATGAGCCCTATCGTAAGGTAAATCAAAACAAGATGCAAATGCTCTCACAACACAATCGTTGGTCTCTCTTTTTGCAATTGTTGATTCATCATAACCTATAATGGCTTTTCCTATATTACAATATGGTAGTGCGTCTTTCATACTGTAAAGATACAAAAACTTTTTTAATTGGCAAAATTTAATTTCTTCGGGGAGGACTCGGTTGGGGTATCCTAACGGTTGTACCCCCAACACTTGCCTCCCGTCCTATGCACAGGATGTTGGAATTGAACCAACCCGGCGAGGTTTTGGAGGCCTGCCCGACGCCTTGTCTGCATCCTGTATGATAAACTTGTTTTTGCTACGATAAACATACCTTGTTTATTAAGCAAATTTTAGTTTATTGTACCCTCAAAGAGATTCAAACTCCTATCTCCCGATCCGTAGTCGGGTATTCTGTTCAGTTGAACTATGTGGGTAATTTGGGTGAATGGTGGGTTTCGATCCCACTACCTTCGGTTCCACAAACCGACACTCTTCCGATTGAGCTACAAACACCATTTAATATCAAAGATCCCCGATTTCGGAACTCCACACTCCACGTATGGTATGTTGTTGACCCATATTCCTATTTTCCTGTCCGTTTACGTAATTAAACACTATCTTCAGAGTATGTTACATAGTAGTTTCAAAGTAATGAACTGTTCACCCTAACTAACGATTACACTAATCTTCTTGGTACCGAGTAATGGTAACGATCCACTCTAAGGTCGGATATGAACCAACCTCGGTCCCAGACCACTCGGCATATTGAGGAAAGAAGTGGTAACGATCCACAACCGGATTCTCACCGGTCACATTGTTTAGCAAACAAGTCCCGTCGCCTTCAGGGATTACTTTCCATGGTCGGCACAGTAGGAATCGAACCTACATGGGACCTATTAACCTTTCAACCGCGTATCAGACGGAGGGTATATGTGCCGTATTATAGAATAAATCATAATGTATCTCTCTGTGGCAGTTTGAACAAACTAAAATACATTTATCTAATTCTTTTTTTACTTTATCCCAAGATTTATTCATATTACCTGATATATGAAAATCTTTTTCTTTCGGGTCTGTGTGGTGAAATTCTAAAGCGATTATACACTTATCATACCCACATCTATTACATTTACCACCTTTGTACTCTACCGCCCTTTCTTTATTTTTTTGCCTGAAGTTTTTAACGTGTTTGTAATTATTCAATTTCCGATCTTCGTCACTTAGAATGGTTCTTTTTTTATCAACATGATATTTTACAACCGACACGCTTATTCCAAAAAATTCGGAAGTTTCTTTTGATGTGTGAGTTTTATAATAATCATTCAACTCCATAATCATGTGTTTAGGGAACTCAATTTTACCGTCAGATCTACCAGATAAACCGTACCTTTTACAAATGACACTTATCGTTGATTTTGGTTTATTAAGTTTTTTTGATATTTCACCTAATGAATTTCCTTCTCTCCTCAAACTTAAAATTTCTTCATACATACCTTTATTCTTTTAATTACATTTATTGATACATATAAATATCAAGGTTTGTTAAAAAAATTTTGCTGACTAGGTAGGACTCGAACCTACTATCTTCGCTTTAACAGAACGTAGCTTATAACCACTTAAGCTTCTAGTCAATTTTTTGGTGGGAGCAGATGGAATCGAACCACCAAGACGATGTTTTACAGACACGATCAGGACCCTGCCGATACTCCCTTATTTGTACACCCTATAGGATTCGAACCTATGACATTTGCTATGTAAAAGCAACGCTCTACCAACTGAGCTAAAGGTGCGTGTTTTAGTTTTTTGGAACGAAGATAACCATTTTTTGGGTACTATCATTCTTTTTTACTAAATTTTTTTGTGATCCCGGTAGGTACTGATCCTACGGTCATCTGATTAAAAGTCAGAGGCTTTACCATTAAGCTACGAGATCTTCTGTTTGCGACTCTTGTCGCTCTTGTCACTTTCCATGATACTTGTTTTTAATTGTTTATTTATTTGTTTAGTCGGGATACCAGGACTCAAACCTGGATGATGTCCACTTCCCAAAAGTGGCGACTTAGTCAATTAGTCCACATCCCGTAAAAACCAACACCATGACTCCTTTCGAACTTTGACGGCTCGTATCATTCAACTCTGTGTTAGTTAGAGGAAGAAGTAGGTGTCGATCCCAATACCTTTCGGTACCGCCCGTTTTCAAGACGGGGTCATAGGCCGCTATGATTCATCTTCCTTATTGTTATAGTTAAAAACTTTTTCCTCGGTTTCTTCTTTCGACCCTTTTAAATCTACCATTACCTTTATTCAAAGCTTTATATGTTGGTGTTAGAGAATGACAGTTCGGACATAATAACCTTAAATTACCCAAATCGTTATTATCCGAATTCCCATCAATGTGATCTAACTCTATAGGGGATTTGCCTGTTATTATATTTTTTTCATTCCACCCACATATCATACATTTATTACCAAATTGATTAATTAAGTAATTTTTATAATTTCTGCAAGCCAATGTTACGTCCCCATTCTTTATTTTACAATAAATTTCTTTCTTTTTGTATTCCCCCACACAAGTAAGGTTACAAAATAGTTTTTTAACATCCTCACCACAGTTTATACATTTTTTTGTTAAACATTTTTTTCTTAATTTATTATTCTCACTATTACTACAAGAATTAGAACAGTAAATTCTATTTTCAGATTTATAAGACACAAACTCTTTTGTACAAACCGGACATTCTTTTTTAATAAAATAAACCTCATCCGAATAATCTTTTATATAAATGTTTAACCTGTTTAATTTAACGGTTACTGATTTTTTTGTTCTACCAATTTTATTTGCAATTTCATCATAGTTATTGCCATTTCGTAAAAGCACTATACACTCATTAATTTCTTTTTTAGACCACTTCATATAATATAAATATATCGTACTATGTAAAAGAGTCAATCCTTGTTTTCGAATATTTGAGTCTGTGGAGAGATTCGAACTCCCGGTGCGGTTTCCCATCCTCCTTACAAAAGAGGTGTCATCGACCAACTAGACAACACAGACATTGTTGTTCCCCAAGGATTCGAACCTCGGTCACTTGGCCCAAAACCAAGGGTCCTGCCGCTAGACGAGGGAACATTAAATTTACCAATATGTCAAAGAACTATTAATTGAACTACACCAATTTTAACCATAAAAAAACCCGAGATCTTTTTAAAAATCTCGGGTCTATTCATTTGTGGTTATATTATGATGATACGTTATACCATAAAATTTAATGAAAGACACCGAGATACGCGAATTAGCGTACTATACGACTTGACCCAATTATTACACGGGGAATTAAAGCTCATATGTTTCTGTGTTGTTTTCATCTTGTTATAAATATATCGTTTTTTGTTAAAATCTTAATTATGGTACAAATATAGTCAAACTTTTTCATTTGACAAGTATTATTTTTTATTTTGTTGAATATCTTTCTTCTTCTTCGTCTCTAAATCTCTGTAATAACACACAATATTCTTCGGAGTTAATAAACTCAATGTGCATCTCTTCTAATGTTTCATCCATTGTTTTTGTTTTTTTTTGTAGTCCCATCAGGGTTCGAACCTGAAAGATTTCTTTAGAAGAGAAATATGTTATCCAATTACATCATGGGACTAAATTGTTAAAGT